TGATCCTGTTTTGTAGCTTCAACTTCTGCTTGAGTCCATCCTGTTGCGTCACTCATTGCAATTCCAGTAGACCCACCGCTATTATCGTTTCTGCTAGGCACATTGCATTTTTGCAATATCAAACTTCTTCTCGTAATGATGTTGTTTAACATTCCAGAATAGTCATAATTTATGGAAAGAGGATTAACAAATGGAGTTTTTCCATCTCTTGATGTGAATGTAAGCATCCAATCATTTGTTTTCGGCTTTATAACCTTTTCTTCCGTCGTTCCGTCTTCATTTCTAACGATTGTTTTCGGAAAATCCACATCATTTGCGTGCCAAACAGCCTGTGTGTTTTGTTCCACATCATTTGTAAAATCTGAAATCAGCAAATTTAAATTATCCATTTCAGATATTTGTCTTTCAAAACAACCCATTCTGTCATATGATCTAAACCATTCCGTAATAGGAAACTCACCTATTGGATTTTTTTCTCCACTTTTCTGTTTGTGTTCAAAAAGATTGTTTAATTCATATCTTGAATCTTTTGTAAAACAAGAATATTGTTTCTCGCCTTTTTCATTGCATGAAAAAGACACATCTACCATCGTTCTTTTATCCACATGGTAACTGGATTTTATCTTAAAAGTACAACGCGGGTCTAATGTGTCGATGGTAAAAGGGCTTTCGCCTTCTTTATATTCCGTATTGACATCTATGTATGTGTACCCAAGTCCGCATATCTCCACATATCGTGCAAGTTCTTGTTGCTTCGCTCTATTTCCTTGTATTTCATAAAATATGTTCAGATCAGAAACAGCCCTTGGTATGTTGTTATCAGTATTTATGTTTTCTCTCATTACAAAAGTCATCGGATTTCCCCAACCAAAATTCAATTTAAAATCCGATATTTCATTTGCAACATTATCAATACACTCACAATCAATATCTGGACGATAAGACTTTTTTCTTTTAATTGGTTGAATCCCAGACTCATACATCAATAAGAAATTCATCATTGCAACATTTTTTTCGTGCTCAACCATAGCTTTCCTTACAATGTCACCAATATTTTCTCTTGTTATAATTTCTTCATCCGTAAATATTTCGACTCTTCCAAACACTTTATTACCTCGTACCAGCTTTCAAACCAGAACTTGATGTTCTTGGCGGAATTTTTTTAATTTCCGTTTTATCAGATTCCGGGTTGTAAACTATTCTTTTATTGCATTTCTTGCAATTGTTTCCAATAATCATTGAATGTCTTCCGTCATAAGTCATTACTTTTCGACCGCACAACGGACAATATATTGTTTTTGGTCTTATTTTCTTTTTCATAAAATCACCCATAAAAAAGACACCGGTTTCCCGATGTCTTTAAATTAAACAATTTCTTCAGTTTAAACATTAACACATTTTGTCGTTGCAATCGTTGCAACTTTAATTGTTTTGCATAAATCTATGAAATGATGACTTGACACCGTTTTCTGTGTTGCCACCACCCATCCGATTTGCCACCTGGATCCATGATAAATTTTCAATAAACTTTAAATTTATGATTCTTCGCATTCGGCTATCGTCTATACTGGATATAAATTCCTCAACATCACTTATTTTTTCTGTGATTTCAAATTCCAGTATCTCTAAAATGGACTTTCTCTGATTTAACATCAGTTTTTTTGATAAAAGTTCAGTTCTTTTTTTCTGGTATTCTTCAGTCGGAACACCTTCAACGGTAAAACTTTGAATCCCACCAAGCCCACCACGGACCTTATCTTTTACCACTTCTCCATCTTCAATCTTTTTTATTTTTTCTTCAAGTTTCGGAATCCGATCTTCCAAATAAGCTATTTTATTTCTAACTTCTTCTTTTTCTTTCAATAAATCAGAGTATTGTGTAAGAATTTCCTTAGTAATCATATACGCACCTCCTATAAATATCCGTGCATAATTTTGCTTTCTCTTGGCGTGCTTCTCATTTCATTCTCCAAAAGTGCAAGTGAATCCGGCGCATCATCATGTTTTACTTTTCCACTTCTTGTCATAGTTGTAAGTTCGCGCATGAACTTTCCGTATTGACTATTTCTTTCGTATTTGCTTTTATCCAAAAAATAATAATCACGAATTATGTTGTCCCTGGCATTTTCCATTCTCGTTATTTTGTTAGCACAATTAAATTTATACCGATCACTACAACGACCACCCAACTTTTTCACTATGTCAATTACATCTCGACCAAAATATTCACCGGCACTATTACTTTCAAACACAACCGTTTTTACATTGTGTTTTACGATCGCATTTGCACATTCCGGTTTTGTATGTTCAACACCGGAATTGTCAAATACAACATCGACTATAAACACTTCATTTCCGTAAACATAGGCTATTGGCATTGAACAGCTATCATCGCCTTTATCAGCACAGTCACACGCTGCCATAATCGCATCCGGTTCTCTATCAACTGGCAATTCCGTGAAATATTTCAGTTTATCAGCTGGAAACATTCGTCCTTTTGCTTCAAATGGTTCTTGCTGAAACTCTGCAGCCCATGTTTCTTCCGTTACAAGCATTCGTTCCTTTCGGTAATAGTCCGTTGTAAATATTTTTCTGCCCTCTTTATTAGTGATTTCCCAGTTACTTTCATCTGTGATCGGGTCCAATGCTGGTATCGCGACTTCTCTCCATCTCCATCCGAGTTCGTCTGCTTTTCCTTGTAAATAAGTTATAGGGTCATACAAACTATACTTTGTTCCCTGTATGATTATCGGAGTACCTTCGATTCTTCGCCCCATTACGTCATCGGTAACTTTTTCACAAAGAAAATCCAATCTGTCTCTGTTTCTCGCTTCTTCATGATTCTTAACGCAGTCATCTATGTACAAAAGAACATTAGCTTCAGTATTTCCGACAATAGAACCGTCAATAGGACGACACGTAAATGTGGCAAATCTTCTTTTTTTACCAAGGTGTATAGTCATTTCATCGGCATTTTGTCCGACTTTTACAGCATCTGGGAAAATATTAAGGTATCTTTTATACATGCCTTCATCGTCAAAAGTTTCATTTATTCCACCGAAAAACGATTTAACAAGCCCTTCTCCTTTTCCAGTGGCGAATATACTGCCATCCGGTTTTCGACCGCCCATCATAAGACTTAATCTAAGCCCCGATGTCGTTTTTCCTGTTCTTTTAGGCTGAGATACCGATAAAAAATCAAGCTTTCCTTCATAAACTTCCTGATAAGCACCTATAATCGGTTTTAATCTATCTCTTCTAGGCAAATAGAAACGCTTATATGGATCCTTTTCATCACATTCAAGATACAAAAAGAATGAATCCACTAAATACGGTGCTTCATAACCGACAACATCATAAAAATCGTTTATGACTTTGTATTCCGTCTTGTTTTTGGCACTGAAAACTTCCAAATCAAGAAGTGTACCGCCTGTTTGCTTCATAACCAGTTGATTTAAGAACGATTTTGCATTTTTCGATACTTCAAGACCATTTGTTATATCTTCTTTTATTGCAAACTCGCTGGCCATACAGTACGCTTCCACAAGTTCAGCAGACAATCCATACCTGTCATAATGCTGCTTGTACCCGTCTAATGTTGTCTGTAATTGTTTACTAAACATAAAAAAGGCACACCACCTTTCTTTTAAATAAAAAAAGTAATGCGCCATTTTGCATTGTTCATATCACTCCATATCGGATATGCTATCTCTATTCTGTTATCTACATACTACTTTTTTTGAAATTTCCGCAACACTTACTCCTGTAGATGTTTTTCTGACTTCCACATCTCTTCCCCTGTGTAATGCCTTTGCTATCGCATCAGCATTTTCAATAATTTTTAACTTCAGTTCTTTTTCGCTCATGATAAAGCACCTCCGTTTTTGTAAACTTTAAATCCCTGTTCTTCATATTTTTTTACTGCTTTATCAAGTCCCGACTTTGTTTTGTATCTATGATTTTTTAATTCGCATATTCCTTCTTTTTCAACAGCATATATTCCATACGGAACGTATTTGCTTGCAGCTGTTAAAACTCCGGCTTTTTGCGACTTATCCATTTCGTACACTGTTCCGTTAATTATTACTTTCAAAATCCATCTCCATAATCATTCTATTAACATCTCTAAACAATTCCGTATCAAGAATCATATTTCCACCAGCATTTGTTGTTTCACGAATTACCCAATCATAATACCATAATGCTTTTTTCAAATCCTGTTCTTTGGAATTACCGTCTTTCTCTCCAGCACGATACAAATACTTGTATGTATTCAGCAAACAAAATACCGAAGTTTTAAATAATCCGTATCTTTCATGCATCTCTACAATGCATTCTTTCCTCCCTGGTTTGTTATAGTGTGTCGTGTGGTTTACGTTATTTTTCATCAAATACCCTCGCAAAATTTTCCATATCATACGTTTCTCTTATGTGATCAACACACTTCTTCAGATTTTCTTTCAAAAATTCGTCCGTAATCAATTCCGGATGCAATGTGTAAAACGCACAAGAATTTTCATTTCCGTGTTCTTTCCATTTTCGATAATTAAATGTCATTGTGAATAATGGAATCATGGTCAAATCTTTTGTTTTTCTTCTGTAGTACCAGTTAATTAGTTTTTTAATCATTCCCATGCACCTCATTCCAAATATCGCAAAACTCTTTAAATTCTCCCACATCCATCAATCGTGCAATTTCTTCTTTGTTCGACACGTGTACAATCGCCGCACCTTCAACATTTGGAACCGCACAAATCTCTAATTCAACTACTGGATATTCGCCTACGCACTGACTTATGGTATATCCGGCACATCGAACATTATTGCCGTCAATAGATAGTTTTGGCCAATAACCATTTTCTGTTATTGGTTCTATTTTTAACTTGTGCATCAATAATTCCACTCCCCTCAAGACAAAACAATTAAAATCAATGCCGCCACTCCATCGTATATGGTTTTTGTTTCATGTTTATTTCCAGTAAAAAATTTCCACAAAAAACAACCCCAACAATTTTGCAAATAATAGTTCCGATTATTCCAATCAATTCTAAATTCAAACTCCCACCGCCTTATTGTGCTTACAGTAAATCAATAAATGTTCTGCAATCTGTTCAAGTTCATCAACTTCGTATTTTTGAGAAACTGTAGTATCTCCAAGTCCACAAAAAGATTTTTCTATGGGACTTGTCTCTCTTTCGTATGTGAGATTTATCAAACATTCCGCAGCAGATATCGGGTCAAATAGCAAATCATCTTCTTTCGAGGTTATTCCAGCTTTTATTTTTAAAAGATTTTCTTTTACTGCAAGTTCAGATTCAAGTTCCTTTATTTTGTTTTCAAGGTCTTTTCGGTCACATCCATTTAATACCAATTCTTTACCGCAATACGGACAATAATCTATTGATATACATTGCGAACCAATAACAGACTTGTCTTTATATGATATATACTTTTTTTTATTTATTTCAATAATCATCCATCTATAGTTTGGACCTTCATCAATTACTTTTTCTTTTCCATCACAAAATTCACACATACAACACCTCCAGAATTAAATAATGGGCCATGTAGGACTCGAACCTACAATTCCAGGAATCAAAATCCTGTGCCGTACCGTTTTGGCTATATCGCTAATTTTTATCAAATCGAGTGCACATCCTCATAATCATCACATACGAATTTGCATTCCGTATAATCAGACTCGTATTCGCCTTGCTCCTTTGTACATACATATCCGGTTTTCTTTTCGTATTTTCCGTGCTTACACGTTCCACAACATTCTTTTGAATCACACATGATCATTTCCTCCTACATAATTCCTAATTCGTCATATGCCTTGTATATCTTCGGTGACTGTATCGCAAACCAGTCAATTACCGTTTCATCGTGGCCGATATAACAATCATGTTTCCAGTTGAACCCCAGTCCGCTTTCATACATGAATGCATGTATTATCTCGTGTCGCAACACTTTCTTTTGCATTTCCAGAAAATCGCCGATTCCATTTACATTGTCTTCTCTCAGATAAATTTTCCGACAACTAAAATCGGTTTCTCCGTCAATATCTTCTTCTCCGTATTTCTTCGGCAGTATCGTGTATTCAGTTCCTAAAATGCTTATTGTCTTAAACTCATTTGTTGCTATCATACAGACCCCTTTTTTATTTTTGAAAAATTTTTGAAAGACCCCTTTTTGTTTTTGTCGGTGGTTCGGGGACTTAGTAGGAGGCTTTTTAAAAAGCTACTAGACCCCCACCCGGCTTGTTCCGTTCAGCTTCCCACTGATCCGGAATTTTAATCATGTATTGTAATTACATATCATCTATACGACAAACATATATTTGTCCAATAGATAAACCACTATATCTTGTGGTGTTTATTTTCATACCACTATATATTGATTTTATGGTTTTTTAGCTGTTTTCCATTTGTGCAATCTGCACAATGGTTTCAGGCTTTTTCACTCCCAACTGCGGAAGCTGATCTATTGTTAGTGCTGGACGCTGCGCCACTTCCTTGCTTACTCCTGGAAGATTTAAACCGTATTCCACATTTCCCACAAACATTGTACCGGTAACATGTTTGTTATCTAGCGCATCATCCTTTATTGATTCCAAACGAATATCTTGAACTTTTTTCCAAATACGGAAACTGGTTGAACTTGGCTCCGTGTGCTTCCAGTTGTCTATTGTATCTTTTGGAATATTTGTAAAATAACTAAAACCTTCTGCGGATACGAATTTATTATACATATTACTTAAATAAATATAATAATCGCATATCTTATAAATCAAATCATAATCATAGCTATTGCATGTACTCGGTATCTTATTTTTTTCATAATGATTTAATGTTTTACTTTTTAATATACTTCTGTCGCAAAAAACACGATTGCCAACAAATTGCAAAACGGCCTTCCAAGGTCTCTGACCTTCCATTTTTAAATTGTCAATCTTGAACTTTTGGCAAGCTTCGGCAATTGCTTCTTCTATGTCATTGTCATATATAACTAAATCATCTACATGTAATACTTCCAAATCTTCGCTATAGTTTTCCATGTCATGCTCACCTCCTGTTAGAA